TTGACAAACAAAAAAACATTTAGTATAGTATAGAAAGTTGGTCGGGAGATTTGCTGACCTGCTATAGCCGAAAGTGTGCAAAAAAGCAATACCATAAGGAGGTAATATAATGGCACTGAATTTAGATCTGATGAAACAGAAGATGGATACTCTAAACGGGAAGGGAGAAAAGAAGAAGAACTTCTGGCGTCCCCAAGAAGGTGAGAATAATATTCGCATCGTTCCCACTTCAGATGGAGACCCGTTTAAGGAGCGGTTTTTCCACTACAATGTAGGCGAACAGTCATTTTTGTGCCCAAAGCGCAACTATGGAGATGATTGCCCAGTTTGCAACCTTGCAAACGAACTATGGAATGACGGTACGGAGGACAGCAAGGCGATGGCAAAGCAGATGTTTGCCAAGCAACGATTCTTTTCTCCAGTGTTAGTCCGAGGAGAAGAGTCAGAAGGAGTCAAGGTTTGGGGTTACGGCAAGTTGGCGTACCAGAAGTTGTTAGGAATTGTGTTGGATCCAGATTATGGAGATATTACTGATCCTGATGATGGTAATGATCTCAAGTTGATGTACGGCAAGCAACCTGGTGCTTCTTATCCGACTACGGATATTCGACCTCGTCCACGCAAGTCGGTCCTTTGTGACGATGCCGTTGGCGGCGATGAACGTTGCACGGAACTCTTGGAGACTGTACCGAACTTTGAGACAATCTTCGAGCGCAAGTCAACTGAAGAAGTCTCAACAATCTTGGAGGCGCACTTGAACACTGACGGAGGAGGGACTTCTGAAGTAACGAGAGGTAACTTCACTAACAACACTAGCACTGATTCGGACCCAGTGCGGAGCAAGTTCGACACCGCGCTTGATGGACTCATGAATAATGGGTAAAGTGACTAAAATGAAACCTGGTGGATTATCCACCAAAGACATTATTGCGTCGCTCAACAAAGCGTCAGGCGGTGTAGTCGCCTACAATCTTTCGGAGGACAATCCAACGGAAGTCAAGGAGTGGATTCCGACTGGGTCGCGATGGTTGGATTCCATTGCCTGCAAAGGCAGGTACGCGGGAATCCCAGTAGGGAAGATCTCCGAGATTGCAGGTTTAGAAGCAACGGGCAAGTCATTTATGGCAGCGCAGATTGCTGCAAACGCTCAGAAGATGGGTTGCCGCGTTGCTTATTTTGATTCAGAGTCTGCTATCGACCCTGACTTTCTTAGGAAAGCAGGGTGTGATTTGGATGATGAAGAAAAGGGTCTGATTTATGTTCAGGCACATTCCGTAGAGATGGTAATGGAGACAATCGAGAACCTCTTAAAGATGCCAGAAAAATGGTTATTTATTTGGGACTCACTTGCTCTTACTCCATCTGTGCATGACATAGAATCTGACTACAATCCTCAGTCATCTATGGCAATGAAAGCACGAGTATTGTCTAAGGGTATGCCAAAACTGGTACAACCCATTGCTAATGCTGGTGCTACCCTGTTGGTGCTTAATCAGTTGAAGACTAATATCACAAGGTCTCCCTCTGAAGCAATGACAACGCCATATATGACTCCTGGTGGAAAGACTTTGCCTTATTCTTATTCGTTGAGAATCTGGTTGACGGGAAGGAAAGCGAAAGCATCTTTCGTCACAGACGAGAACGGATTCAGAATTGGGTCAGAGGTGAAATGTAAGATCGAAAAGTCTAGGTTTGGATCAACCGGACGTACTTGCAACTTTAAGATTCTTTGGGGCGACGCAGCAGCAGTCGGCGTACAAGATAAGGAAAGTTGGTTTGATGCGATTCAGATATCTGAAAACTTAGAGCAATCAGGTGCATGGTATTCACTCGTCCATGAAGATGGAACCCGAGAGAAGTTCCAGCGAGCACATTGGTTGAAAAAGTTAGAAGATGAAAAGTTTCACAAAAGAGTCTTGCAAATCATGGATGATGATGTTATTATGAAGTTCAGTAATAAGACAGGTAATGCATCTGATTTTTATGATCAGGAAGAGGACACCCCACCAAAGACCGACGACTAGTAGTTGGTCCGCCCCTGGGAAACCGGGGGCGTTTTTTTTTATTTACTAGGTAACAGAACAAGAGAGACTGAGAACATGAAGAAACTGCTTATAGTTGATGCGCAAAACCAATTTATGAGATCCTACATTGTGAACCCGACACTGTCACCAAACGGTGACCCTTGCGGGGGAGTCGTTGGGTTCTTGCAGACATTGAATAAACTCTGTAGACAGGTTAATCCTGATGCATTCGTGGTTGTGTGGGATGGCGACGGAGGTTCTTCAAAGCGTAGATCCAAGAACAAGAACTATAAAGCAGGCAGAAAACCACCGAAACTCAACAGGTGGGCACAAAACCTAAGTCCTTCTCAGATCCAGACAAACAGAATGTGGCAACAGGTCAGGTGCATTGAATACATCAACCAAACACCTGTGCTGCAATTTAGAGAACCAGGTGTTGAAGCGGACGATGTGATATCTTATATTAAGTCTATGCCTGCGTTCAGTGGGTGGTTAAAGGCAATCGTATCATCTGACAAAGACTTCATTCAGTTACTAGATGACAAAACGTTGTTAATCAGACCCACGCAGGATGAAGTCTTGAACCAAAGCACAGTTGTCGAACAACACTCTATTCACCCTAAGAACTTCGCCCTTGCCAGGTCAATGGTGGGCGACAAGAGTGACAATATAGATGGGATATCAGGCGTAGGTTTGAAGACTGTCGCTAAAGCGTTCCCGTTCTTATCAGAAAACAAGGACTATTACCTTAGTGACATCAAAGAACATGCAGAATCTGTCGATTCAAAATTGTCAGTATACACTAAAGTTGTTGAAGAATTCAGTACGGTGTGCGATAATTACTCAATAATGCAGTTAAGCGAACCTCTGATCTCAATACAGTGTGCCCAGAGGATAAACGAGACGTTCAAGGAGTATGAACCATTGTACAATAAGACGGAAATAAACAAGATGTTATCTATGGACGGACTGATGTCTGTAAACATCCAATGCCTAAACACGAGTTTTAACTCTATGGTCTCTGATCAGATTGGTTTTAGTTGATGGAAAAAGTAAAACAGGATTTCTCTAAGTTCGGTAAAAGTTTTCAAGAAAGTCTATGCCACATCATTCTCGACGATAGACCCTTTGCGGATCAAATCTTTGAAGTGCTGGACGAGAACTATCTTGAACTAGCACACTTGCGCCTCTTTCTCAAGAAGATGAAGCAATACAGAGAAAAGTATCGAGTTCATCCGACAAGAACGATTATGACAAGCATTATGAGAACAGGTCTCTCTGACGAGCAGGACTCAGTTCAGAAGATGCTTAGAGATTACTATGCCAGAGTCTTATCTCACGACGTCGATCAGAATGAGGCGGGGTATATCAAGGACCGAGCACTTGATTTCTGTAAAAAACAAGAACTTCAAAAGGCAATGATTAAGTCGGTTGATCTGATGAAGTCTTCTTCCTTCGATGAGATCGCAAAGTTAATTAATGATGCTCTCAAGGCAGGCACCTCTAATGATCTTGGGTATGATTACATATCAGACTTCGAACTAAGATTCGAAGAGAAGGCAAGAAACCCAGTAACGACGGGATGGGATCCGCTTGACAAGATAACAAAGGGTGGACTTGGTAAAGGTGAACTCGGCGTTGTCATCGCTCCAACTGGCGCAGGAAAGTCGATGGTTTTAGTCCATCTTGGCGCTAAAGCACTTCTGGCAGGAAAGAACGTAGTGCATTATACCCTGGAACTAGGCGATACTGTTGTTGGTACAAGGTACGATAGTTGTATCACTGGATACGAACTAAACGATGTAAGAGCATTTAAGGAACAGATTTACGACGACCTCAAAGACCTACCAGGGAAGTTAATTATTAAAGAGTATCCTACTAGGTCCGCGACTATTCAGACTATAAGGAATCATATCGAGAAAATGAAAAATACAGGGTTTGAACCTGATATGATTATTGTAGATTATGCAGACTTGATAAAACCTGGCGGCAATTCGAAAGAAGAGAAGCGCCATCAGTTAGAGGCGCTGTATGAAGAGTTGCGTGGCATATCTCAAGAAGTTAAGTGCCCGATATGGACAGCATCTCAGACAAACAGATCAGGACTAAGTGCGGAGGTTATAACCATGGAATCTATTTCAGAGGCATTTAATAAGTGCTTTGTTGCAGACTTTATCTTTTCGGTTTCTCGAACTGTGTCAGACAAAGAGACCAATACAGGAAGAATTTATGTAGCAAAGAACAGAAATGGGCCCGATGGAATCATTTACCCTATATTTATGAATACCGCTAACGTTAAGATAAAGGTATTACCAAAGATGTTGACGACAGAAGAGATGGACGATATTACAAAAAATGCTGCAAAAAGACAGAAAGAGATGGTAGCAGAAAGATACAACAAGATGAAAGGAGGAAAGTAAGTAATGAGTATATCAAACGATATTTTATCGGAAATAACAGTACACATGAAGTACGCAAAATATGTGCCGGAGCACAACAGAAGGGAGACCTGGGAAGAACTGGTTTCTAGAAATGAGAAGATGCACCTTAAGAAGTTCCCTGAACTTGAGTTGCAGATTAGAAAGAATTATAAACTTGTATATGATAAGAAGGTCTTGCCTTCTATGAGATCACTTCAGTTCGGCGGAAAACCGATTGAAGTAGCACCGAACCGCATTTTCAACTGTGCATTCATGCCTATCGATGATTACCGTTCGTTCGGTGAAGCAATGTTTCTCCTTCTTGGAGGCACAGGTGTTGGATATAGTGTTCAGAAACATCATGTAGAAAAACTACCTGAGATCCAGCGCCCTAACTCTAAGAGAACACGACGCTTTTTGGTTAACGACTCTATTGAGGGTTGGGCAGACGCAGTTAAAGCACTCGTTCGCTCTTACTTTAACAGTGGATCTAAACTTAAGTTCGATTATAGCGATATCCGACCTAAAGGCGCTGCTCTAGTGACTTCTGGTGGCAAGGCACCTGGACCTCAACCTCTTCGTGAGTGCCTCGTTAAGTTGGAAGGCATGTTGTCGGGGAAAGAAAACGGCGACAAGTTATCCCCAATTGAAGTTCACGACATGGTGTGCCACATCGCTGATGCAGTATTGGCAGGTGGTATTCGAAGAGCGGCACTTATATCGCTGTTCTCTGCAGATGACGATGACATGATTGCCTGCAAGTCAGGTGACTGGTGGGAAACAAACCCTCAAAGAGGTCGTGCAAACAACTCTGTTGTATTGTTGAGACACAAGATTGATAAAGAATACTTTATGAACCTTTGGGATAGAGTAAAAGCATCAGGAGCAGGCGAACCAGGATTCTATTTTTCAAATGACAAGGACTGGGGAACGAACCCGTGTTGCGAAATCGGTTTGCGTCCATATCAGTTCTGTAACCTTACTGAGGTCAATGTTTCAGATATAGAATCTCAGGAAGATTATGAAAATCGCGTAAAGGCAGCAACTTTCATCGGAACACTGCAGGCGAGTTACACAGACTTCCATTACCTCCGTGATGTGTGGAGAAGAACAACGGAGAGAGATGCCCTTATCGGTGTGTCTATGACCGGAATCGCATCAGGTGCAGTGTTGGATCTTGATATGAAATCTGCAGCAGAAGCAGTAAAGAAAGAGAATGCAAGAGTCGCACAGTTGCTTGGTATCAAACCAGCAGCACGAACGACGTGTGTCAAACCTGCTGGCACCACAAGTCTCGCTCTTGGAACCTCATCGGGAATCCACGCCTGGCATAATGACTACTATATCCGTCGTATTCGCGTTGGGAAGAATGAACCGATCTACAGTTACTTGGTTCAGAATCATCCAGAACTTGTCGAAGATGAATACTTTAGTCCTCACAGTACTGCTGTCATTTCGATCCCTCAGAAGTCCCCAGACAATTCCATTCTAAGGACTGAGTCTGCACTGCAGTTGCTCAGAAGAGTCAAGAGGGTCACTGATGAGTGGGTCAGACCAGGATTTCGCAAAGGGCAAAACACCCACAACATCTCAGCAACAGTGTCCATCAAGGACGCTGAATGGGTTGACGTCGGCGAATGGATGTGGGACAACAGAGAGAGTTATAATGGACTTTCAGTACTGCCATATGACGGAGGTACCTATACTCAAGCACCATTCGAAGATTGCTCTAAGGAGACTTATGAGGCAATGATGAGTTCTCTGACTGATATTGACCTAACAAAGGTGATAGAAGAAGAGGACAACACAGACCTCAAGGGCGAGGTTGCCTGTGCTGGCGGTGCCTGCGAAATAAGTTTTGTGTAAAAACACTTGCATTGATTGGATTAACTTAGTATCATTACTCTATTGATGAAAGGATGTTTTAATGCAGCACAAGAAATGCACTAAGTGTGAAGAAGAAAAACCAGCAACACCGGAGTACTTTCACAGGAAGACGAAGACCAAGGACGGTCTTCAACATTCTTGCAAGCAGTGCAATAAAGCATATAACGAAGCAAATAAAGAACATATAAAAGAAACTAAAAAAGCATATCGCGAAGCAAATAAAGAATATTATAAAGAATATAGTAAAGCATATTACGAAGCAAATAAAGAATATAAAAAAGAATATAAAAAAGCACACCATCGAACCCCAAAAGGTAAATACACAAAGATCAAAAGAAGCGCAAAGGTAAGAGAGATAAATTTTGCGCTGCCTTTTCAGATATACGAAAGTAAACTGTGGGGCGAACCTTGTCACTATTGTGGTGTCGACATAGAAGTAACTGGACTCGACAGAAAAGACAGCAACAAAGGATATGTACCAGACAATGTTGTGCCTTGTTGTCGGGACTGCAACACAAAGAAGCAAGGCAAACCTTATGAACAGTTTCTGGAAGAAATCAAAAAAAACACTTGCATTATTTGATACAATCTAGTATTATTATTCTA